GAGCTAAAATTATATCCTCTTTACGATAAACCTTGTCGGCTTTCATTACCTTTTGGCAAAATTCACGTTCGGGGTCTTTGTTACCCGAATAAACATAACGAACCTTAAATAACATTGTATCTTGTTCGCTAGTTGCGTTTGGAAAACTTGAAAAAGTTTTTGCCAACGAAAGCGAAATTTCGTTTAATTCCATACTTTCGTTAACTGGAACGCAGTCGATTTCTTCCCATTCGTCAAGGTCAATTTCTTCGCCTAATTCAATAAGCGGTTCGGCTACTAAACTAACGTTTTGATTTTTTAATTGTGTTAATTTACGCTGCGCCCATCGAATCCCTGCATCGCCACCCCAAGCCAACCACATTAAACGCCCGCAACCGTCGCCTAGTTCTTTATCGCTATTTTGTCGGTGCCGTTCAAAGCTTGCCATTCGTGAAATAGTTTCGGCCGAAATTGGTTCGCCATTTGCTAACTGGTTTGCCCTTGCTTTACCCACCGCAGTACCGCAGTCCCCCCAGCCATTTTCTTCGGCCCAACGCAAAGCAATTTTTGCGTTTTCGCTAGCTTCTTTTGGGTAGTCGGTATAGCTTTCTAATTCAATTTTTTTTTTTGATAACTGCGTTATTGGCGCGGGTTGTTGAGTAAATAACGACTTCGCAACGTCGGCTGGAATGTTTAAGAACTGAATCAAAAATACAATAGCTTGCTCAACGGTTAAAATTCCCTCTTTTACTTTTGCAAAAATATCAATAGCCGAAGTAATTTGCGCCCCGTTGTAAGAAATAGCCGCGTCGTTGGTCATTCCGTCGGTCGCTATTTCTTCTTCGGTATTAAGCGGTATAAATTCAAGTTGTAAAGTGATACCGTTAACGGCAAAAATATTCATTAAACCGTCTAAAATAATTTCTTGTTTAGGTTGTATAACGTGTGTCATTAACTCGTCAAACGCAACCGTTAACTCGTCCGCGTTTGAACTAAACCCGCTTCCCTCTTTTACACCTACCAACAAAGGAGACGTTAAACGGTGCGCGGTCATTAGTTGGTGCTTGGCTTCAGCGCTTAAATACATATATTGTTCGTGCGCGTTTGAAACCTCTAACGCTTCGATACTTATTGCATTGTCTTTGTTATCATTGAAATTGATAAAAAATTTACCCGCGTTTTGCGAACCTGTTAATTTTTCGCGTATGCGTTGCGCTGCAATTTGTGCCGTTTCTTCGCTTTCCTGAACTCCGCTATTCATATTTATAACGTGTCCAAAACTCAAACCATTTTTAATATGATTAACGCAATAGTTAGAAATTTCTTCTTCTAATTTCGCCCAAGCGATAGCTGAAACCCAGCTAGGATTTGCGTAATAGAATTGCCCGACCTGATAATCTTTAAAAACAAAAATTTCGCTTCGGTTCGGGTCTTCGCCATAACCAAAAGCGGGCATCGGTTCGGGTTTATATTTCGATTCTTTACTAAAATCGTAACTATAAAAATAGGTATCAATATCCCCGTCCTCGTTTGCTTTCGCTGGCGCTATTCGTTGTTTTGCAACGTGTACGATTTCGCTAACTTTACCATTTTTATAAATGATTTCGGCCGACGCTTCGCCAAACATTTCGAAATCTTTACAAATTTTTCGCAAGTCCGACTTTGATAACGCGCTTAAAACAAAAGCCCAGTCAGTTGGTCGCATTGTTTTTTGTGGCGAAGTAAGGCCTTTGCCGTAAATAAACTGCGAATAACCGTCAATAATTGCCGAATTTGTAGGCGAACCGTTGTACGAATCAATAATATCTTGATAAAACGAATTTTTATAACCATTCAAAACCCAGTCCTTTGAAGCTGATTCTTTAATTTCAGGACGTTGGTAGTTGGCTAATTGTATAACTTCTAAAGCCATAATTTATAATTTTCTAAATCGGTTTGCTCGGTTGCGTAACCTTTCCCCCGATAAATTACTTCGGTATTTTCTTTTACTTCAATTTCGAACGAATCGCCCTCATTCATTTGTGGCGTTGAAAAATTTATAGTCATTATTCCGTTATAATAACCAAAATCGGAAATCGATATATTGTTAATCGTTCCTTTATTTTCGTTTCGTAATAACATTGTAATTACGCCCCCGCGATAAGGTCGCGGTGCGCAGCGGAATTGATAAGGAGAATCAAGTTTAAATACCCACATATAATATAATAACGAAAAAAAGCATTTTTGTAACAAAAAAAACCCGCAACTATTGAATAATTGCGGGAATTTACTAACCAATTAAAAACTATGAAAACTATGAACTCTACAAAGTTACGAAACTACTTCCGAACTTACAATAGATAACAACGCAGTTTTTGTTGCTGAATCTAAAAAAGGCGATAAATCTTTTTCTTCGGCATTTACGGTCAAGGTGTACCCTGATAAATCGCCACCTGCGCCACCTGTTACTTTTGTGCAACTTGACATAGTACCATTTTCAGCACCTACGAGCATAATGTTGCCGTTGTAGTCCTCTACGAAAGCAAACGGACGGCCTGCGCAAATAAGTTTAACTTGCGCTTGTAAGTCAGCGTCTAACTTTGGTAAGGTAACCGCCAACGCTTGAGCGTTTAAAAACGTTCCGTTATCGTTGTTTACCGTTCCTGTTTCTGTTAACGTGTTTACAGTTGCTTTTACTTCATATTTAAAAACCTCGTCTAAATCGCCTAGCGAAGTCATTATTTGATTAGCAATAGTAAAATCGTAATTACCATAATTCGCGAAATAAATCGCTTTAATTCCCCCGCGTTGGTCGTTACAACCAAGCGCTTTGCCTTTTGTTATTAAACAAGCCATTTAAAAATATGTTTTAAAAACCGCCTCGATTAAAAGGCGGTTAATTATAAAATTAGTCCAAAGTTAAGTAAACAATATCCTCGCTATTGTAGTAACCTACACCAGCAGAATAAACAACTTTACCGCGAACTTTCCCTGTTAATAAACCGATTTCGTCCTCGTCAACTAAAGCAACAGTATTGTGGTCGCTTAATAAACCAGTTGCGAAAATGATATTTTTCTTTTCGAAAATTACAACGGTGTTGTTTGGTAAACCTGAATCTTCGTTAACGATGTGGCGGCCGAAAGTAACGGCAAAATCCTGATTTCCGTTACCATAGATAACGCCTTGAGTGTTCAAATAGAACATATACGCTTGGTAAACGTCAGGCGATACAACTAAAGTCAAATCTTTTGAACGTAAAGCAACTGGAACCGCGTTTAAAGCTGGTTTTAAATATTTAGCTAAAACGTTTGACTCACTTACCGCAGCGTCAGCCGTTGGCTTGTTAACGTCCCCGTCCGCAACAAATTGTTTAATTAACCCGTCGAACTCGTCTGTATTTGTGTCGTCGCCTTGCCAAATATCGTACCCTAATTTTTCAGCCATAGCAGCTAAAACTTCCACTTGGATAGCTTCCATAATATCGGCAGGTGCATTTGGATTCGAAGCGCTAGCGCCCATAATTTCGCTAGACCAAGTTGAACGGAAATCTTGTTTACATACGTCGAAATCGTTTTTGAATTTCAAAGGTTCAACGATTTTTTCGTTCAATACAATAGCACCAGCAGGGGTAAAGCCGCAAGTGTATGCAGTTGTCCCGTTTGTGTATTGGATTTTGCGTAAGTTCAATTTAAAAGGTACGTCTTCGGCTACCGTGATAAGTCCTTTTTGAATAGCGTCGGCAGCTTTGAAAGCTTGTCCGATAATTTCGCCAGCCGCGCGGCCAGCGTAATTTGATGAAACTGTTGTTGTTGTTGGCATTTTATTTTAAATTTTTTAAGTTAAAAGCTATTTGTTCTTTTTTAGTCATTTTTTTAAGGTTAACCGCTTGCGTTGCAGTTTCAGGTTTTGCCTTTGTTGCTGCGGTTGTTTTTACAACCTCGTTAGGTTTTGAAAATTCCGCTTTCAATTTGTTTACCTACTTCGATACTCATTTGAGCAATAACGGCCTTAACGATTTCCTCAACGCTTGGCGCGTCGTTTGTCATTTCCGTTTCAATTTCAACCTCAACGGCTGGCTCGGCTTCCATTTCTTTAACCTCTACAATTACACCCGCCTCGTCTACAACGATAACCTTACCACTAATTAAAGTGTGCTCGCCTGCTGGTGCTGGTGTTTGTGTTCCGTCTTCGGCTACAATAAAAACCGCTTGCCCTACTTCAAAGGATTCCGCGAATACTTTTGTAACACCGTCCGCAAGTAATTCTTCGGACAAACTAACTTCGGTATTTTGTACCGATTCTTCGCTTAATTTTAAAGACGCGAAACCGTCTTTAATAGCGTTTACAATTGATTCTAAATTCATATTTGTGCTTAAATTTATTTTTTCTAAATCAAAAACCCCGTCGATTGAAAACCCTTTTACCTTTCCAGTTTTTACGTAATCGTTCCAAACTTCGTCATTGTTTACTTTCATTTTCATAAACCAAGTGCCGACGGGTTCGTTAAAACCATATTTAACCGATTTGTCTAGTTGCTCGTCTTCTTTTATCCAACTTTCTACAAACGTAACGCCCTCTAAATTTTTGCCCTCGTGTTCGATTGTCGAATTGTTTTGATAGCCGTTGCTTTTAAAATTTTCCTGTATTTTTTCGATTGTTTGAGCGTCAAAAATTATATTAAATTCGCGGTCATTCATTCGTCGGTAAATCGGTAAGTCAGGTATTAAAATCGCGCCTAATAAAACGCGTTTTTCTTCGTTAACTGTCGCAAGTTTTACTTCGGTTTGTTTGCTTAATTTAATAAACTCAACCCCGATTGCTGGTTCTTCGACTAAACTAACCGCGTAAACCCCTTCCGTTTCGCCCTCGTTAAATACAACTTTGTACGTTTCCATAACTCAATAACGAATTTTTATTTATTTGTTATAAACTTTTTTAACCAAGCGTTGCGTTTTCGACGATATTACGATTCAAAGATTGCGCGGTTGTAACGTTTTGCGCTACTACATACGTTTGAATTGGCGCTTGTTTGTTTTGTTGCACCGCACCCG